AAAGTTGTCCCATCTTTTATATTTCCCCAAGATTTTATATGTAAATCTTCTGAATCAATATGCTCAAGTCCAATGTATCTTTTAATACCATTTTCAATTGGATTGTGCTCAGCGATTCTTACTTCTTGAACAATGTCGCCAAAATTGAACTTTTTCCAGTGGTTTTTGTTAAAAAGTTGTTTATTCATGAATTAATTCTTTAATACTGTTTTTAAGCTTAATTGATGATTTGCTCCAATCCTGAATTAATGGCAATAGATCAGTATCAAAGCTTTCTTTATTATTATTTGTTCTACCAGAGACATAAAGAGAGATGTTTAAGTTGTGTTTTTGCAATTCAATATCTTCATTTTTTACAACTTTTGCAAATCCATCAACATCTTCATAGTTATGAAACGCATTGCTGACCTTCTCAATATGTTCATCTTTAAGATAGCTTGTTCCAGTTTCAGCTTTAACATCATTTACTGCATTAATAAATAAAATTTTATTTCTTTGATTAGGTTTTTTGTTTGTTCTGCAAATTAATAAACATGATTCCATTGGTGAGTTGTAAAAAAGATTTGGACCAAGACCTATGACAGCTTCAACTAAATCCATTTCAATAAGCTTCTTTCGCATGTCTTTTTCTTGATCTCGGAATAAAACTCCATGAGGCCAAAGAACCACTGATCTTCCATTTTCTCTATCTAAACTTTGAATAATATGTTGCTGGAAAGCATAATCAGCACAACCCTGTGGAGGTGTTCCTAATGTATTTCTTCCATAAGGATCACTCTCAAACATCTTACGATCCCATCGTTTAATAGAGTAAGGTGGATTAGCTAAAATTACATTAAATTTTTTTAATCTATCATTTTCGACAAAAAGTGGCTCCTTAAGAGTATCTCCTCGTTTAATGGAGAAGTCCTCAATTCCATGCAAAAACATGTTCATTCTAGCAATAGAAGAAGTCATTAAATTTATTTCCTGACCAAATAATTTAAGAGTGCGATATTCTTTGCCTTGTCTTTTTAATTCTAGTGCGCAATTTAGAAGTAATCCTCCAGAACCACATGTAGGATCATAGACACTTTCTCCTGGTTGAGGATTCATGAGTTGAGTCATTAGTTGCACTACTGTGCGATTGGTATAGAACTCTGCTGCAGTGTGACCACTATCATCAGCAAATTTTTTAATTAGATATTCATAAGCATCACCCAACTTATCATCAGGGACATTCTCAATAGTAAGTTTTTCGCTAGAAAAATGTTCAATAAGATCAAGCAAAATTTCATCTGATAGACGTTGCTTATTAGTCCATTGAGCATCACCAAAAATTCCATAGAGGACATCTGGATTAGCTTTTTCAATTTCTTGCATAGCTTTTTGTAAAGCCATGCCTACACTTGAAGTTACTTCTCGTACCTTACTCCAGTGAAATTCTTTTGGTACAACGAAGCGATGATTTTCGGCAAATGTAGCAAACTCTAAATCATTACCTGAATCTTCAAGAGCTTCTTGATATTCCTCATCATAAACATCACAAATTCTTTTATAAAAAATGAGAGGGAAAATATATTGTTTGTAATCTCCAGCATCAATAACGCCACGAAGCAAAGTAGCTGCTCCCCAAAGATAATTTTCTAGTTGGTTTTGTGTCATCATATTAAATCAAATTTCTTTAACTGCTGTTTAAATTCTTCTTCAGCTTCCCAAACTTCATTTGCTGAATTTTTTACAACAAGTTTCGCTTCTTCTAAAGAAGGTAAATTATCTTCAATTTCTTTCTCGACATATAGCGGAATATTTAAATTAAAGTCATTTTCTGATATTTCTTTTTGGTCTGCAATGTGGACGTAGTTTTCAACCTCTTCAAAATTTAAATACCAGTTAAAAATTGTTTCTATATGTTCTTTTTCTAAATAATTTTGAGCTCGTCCTACACGCACTTGGTCATTGGCATCAATAAATAAAACTTTGCTTTTTCGGTTAAGTGGTTTTTGTTTTCTAAAAACTAAAATACAGGCGGCAAGTGAAGTTCCATAAAAAATATTATCTCCTAAGCCAATAACGGCTTCCAGTAAATCATCTTTAAGAATTGCTTCTCTAATTTTTCCTTCCTGACCTTTTCTAAAAAGTACTCCATGAGGAAGAACTACTGCCATTCTGCCAGTAATTGGATCCATTGAAGCAATCATGTGTTGAACCCAGGCAAAATCTCCATTCGAGTCTGAAGGCAATCCATATTGGTTTCTACCATATGGATCTGATTCCCAACTTTTTGAACCCCATTTTTTTAAAGAGAAAGGTGGATTGGCAACTACACAATTAAATACTGCTAACTTATCACCGTCAAAGAAAGCAGGATTTTTTAAAGTATCACCGCGAACAATTGAGAAATCTTCAATGCCATGTAAAAACATGTTCATTCTTGCAATGGCGGATGTTGTTAGATTTTTCTCTTGACCATAAAGTTTTAAAGTACGAGCATCTTTATTTTCTTTTTCAACATGAGATACAGCTTCAAGTAACATTCCTCCAGTACCACAAGCTGGATCATAAATTCGATCGCCTTCTTTTGGATCAAGGATTTGAGCCATTAGTTTTACAACTGTACGTGGAGTATAAAATTCACCAGCCTTTTTATTAGTGATATCAGCAAAATGTTTGATGAGATACTCATAAGATTGCCCAAGCATGTCTGGATTAACATTTGAATTTGCTAAATTATATTGAGAAAAATGTTCTAATAAATTAAGAAGTAATTCATCACTCAACTTTTCTTTATTACTCCATTGAGTATCCCCAAAAATACCAAACAAATGTTTTTGGTTGGCTTTCTCAATTTCACGAAAGGCATATTGAAGTTTTTGACCGACATTAGAAGTAGTCTCACGAACATCTTTCCAATGACATCCTTCAGGAATAGTAAATCTATGGAACTCTGGTAAATTAGCATACTCTTCATCACCGCCAGATTCATCCAATGCTATCTTATATTCTTCATCATAAACATCAGAAATACGTTTAAAAAAAAGAAGTGGGAAAATATATGCTTTGAAGTCTGCTGCATCTACTGGACCTTTAAGAATCCAAGCTGCTTTGGAGAGATATTGTTCTAATTTTGATAAAGTAATTTTTTCCATCTGGTATTTTTCAAAAATTGCAAATTTGGTATGTTCCATTATAGCTCGAAACTGCTTACTTTGGGTTATCAATGTGCGTATTGATGTGCTTCTATATCAATACTCGTCATTATTGACAGCTTAATTTTCTAGTGATAGTCTTATGTTTAGTATAAAAGTAAATTTTAAAGATACCGCTTACTTTGACCAGTAAGCAAATCAGCTCAGCTGATACAAGATAGTCAACCAATTTACGGTTAATTATCTTGTGTCAGCTTTTTTGTTGGCCTCAAGATAGAAGGGGCCACATGCCTAACATAAAAATAACAGAGGTAGATATCAATCTACTCAATCCCTCGATCTATAATCCGAGGAAACTTTCTGATAAGCAAGAACAGGATCTCACGGAGAGTATAAAAAGATTCTCCTTAGTAGATCCCTTGATAGTAAATTCTTCTTTAGAAAGAAAAAACATCATTGTTGGTGGTCATGCAAGATACACAGTAGCCAAAAAAATAGGTTATAAAACTGTTCCTGTTGTTTATCTAGATCTTTCTTTAGAAAAAGAGAAAGAATTAAACTTGAGACTTAATGTCAATGGAGGCTCTTGGGATTATGACTTACTAAAGACATTCGATGTATCTCTGCTCTTAGATGTGGGATTTGATGAACAGGATTTAAGTCAAATTTGGGATGAACAATTTTCAACCGAGGACGATCAATTTGATTCTCAAAAAGCAGTAGCCAAAATTAAGACGACTGATATTAAAACTGGCGACTTGTTTCAACTAGGTCAGCATTTTCTTTTGTGTGGCGACTCCACAAAATTAGAAGACGTTCAAAAGTTAGTTGGGAAAAATAAAATAGATGTTGTCTATTCGGACCCTATCTACAACATAAATTTAAGCTATGACAAAGGCGTTGGTACCAAGGGAAAGTACGGAGGTACTAAAGTTAAAGATAATAAGTCAGATGAAGAGTACAGCATATTTTTAGAAAACACTCTTAAAAACGCAGTATCTGTTGTGAAAAAAGATGCTCACTTTTTTTATTATTCTGACCAATCTTATATTTGGTTGATCCAACAGTTGTATAAAAAACTTGGGATAAAAAATCAACGAGTGTGTTTGTGGGTTAAGAATTCATTTAATCCTACTCCTAATGTAAGTTTCAATAAGTCATACGAACCGTGTACTTACGGAATACTTGGGAATCCATATCTAAATAGTAATGAAACCAAACTTAGTGAAATTTTCAATAATGAAATATCTACTGGCAATCGTTCTCACTCAGACATTATGGATATTTTTGATATTTGGCTAGCTAAAAGAATAGCTGGTCAAAGTTATTTAACACCCACTGAAAAGCCAGTCACACTTCATGAAAAACCTCTTAGGCGATGTAGCAAATCCAAAGATAAGATCTTGGATTTATTTGGTGGATCTGGTTCAACATTGGTAGCTTGTGAGCAAATGAATAGGCAAGCATTTTTAATGGAAATTGATCCAATTTTTTGCGAGGTCATTGTTCAAAGATTTAAAGACTTAACTGGTAAGGAGGCAATCTTATGCAAATAACACAAGGCATGATCCTTCAACTTGGTGAGCACACTTTGGGATGTGGAAGTAGCACAGATACAGAGTTTGTAAAAAAAGTGATTGGAGAAAACACTATTCATTCTATCCAAACGGATCCTCCGTATGGCGTGACAATAGCTCAGTCATCTATGAACCCCACAGCTCATAAACCACTAGTAAATGACCATCTTCAGTCTGACAAAGAGTATATTCAATTCACTAAAGACTGGTTAGAAACGGTCAAACCATCTCTAGCCAAGAAGAATTCAATCTATTGTTGGAACTCAGACAAAATGATCTTCGCTCTACGGGAAGCTATGATCCAGTCTGGATTTAAGTTCTCTCAGTTGTTGGTGTGGGTGAAGAACCAATCAACTATGGCAAGATTGGATTATTTACCTGCTCATGAATTAATAGCTTTTGGCTGGTTTGGCACTCACAAGTTTTACAAGGCTCAGGATAAGTCTGTTCTCTATGCACCTAAACCACAAAAGAGTAAATATCACGCCACTATGAAGCCGATCTCTCTTATTCGTAGGCTAATTCTAAATAGCACGCAGATTGAAGAAACAGTCTACGACCCATTCTTAGGTAGTGGCACAACTCTATTGGCGGCTCATCAGACGCTTCGTAAGTGTATAGGAATTGAGTTGGAGCCCGAATACTGTCAAGTAATTGTGAATCGCTGGGAGAAACTCACTGGATTTAAAGCTAGTGTCAGAAAGGATTCTCATGTCAAATGATCTTCAAGATAGAACTCAACAAAATAGACAGTTGATGATCGACCAGCTGAAGAAAACTCCTGTGGTGCAAATAGCCTGTGAGAAAACAGGCATTGCACGATCTACATTTTATAGGTGGAAGGAAGAAGATAAAGAATTCGCCAAAGAGGCAGATCAAGCTCTGGTAGAAGGTGTTTCTCTAGTAAATGACATGGCAGAGAGTCAATTATTATCAGCCATTCGTGATCGCAATATCTCTGCTATTTTCTATTGGCTTAATCATCGCCACTCTGCTTACAGCAATAAAATTGAGGTAACCACAAAAGTAAAAGATGGAACGCTCACTTCGGAGCAACAAGAACTTATTCAAGAGGCTTTAAAACATGCCTCACTAATTATGAAAGGAAAATCAAATGAAAAATAAATTAATCAATGAAAAACTATTAGAAACTATAGTTTCTGATCAAAACATGAGAGCCAACTTAACAAGGGAAAGTATTTTATATTTTTCTACTATCTACTTCCCACACTACTTCAGCTGTGGTTTTGCTCAGTTCCAATATGACATGCTTCAAATTGCTGAAGACGAGAAATGTCCTTTTGCTGTAGCAATTACATTTAGAGGATCGGGTAAATCAACCCTGCTTACAACCATTGCTCCGTTATGGATGATCATGGGAGTTCAAGCTAAGAAACATGTGCTGATTGTTTGTCAGACTCAAGAACAGGCTCGATCCCATATGGCTAGCATCAAGGCAGAGCTTGAAGTGAATGAGTTGCTCAGAAGTGATCTGGGTCCATTTAAAGAAACTAATAATACTTGGAACTCAATGTCATTAGAGTTCTCGATTTATGGAGCCAAAATTTCTGCTGTTTCTATTGATCAAAGCATTCGTGGAGTTCGCTACAAACAACACCGACCAGATTTTATTGTTTGTGATGATATGGAAGACTCATCTTCAGTTAAAACTAAAGAAGGTAGAAAAAGGATGCAAGAACTTTACAGTAGTGAGATTGCCCCTTTGGGAGATAAAAATACCAAGATTATTATGATTGGTAACTATTTGCATCCCAATTCACTTTTAGCAAATTTAAGAGAGTCAATCAGAGCAAAGAACTTAAATGGAAGAGAATTATTTGTTCCAATGATTAATGATGATGGTCAAATTGCTTGGCCGGAAATGTATCCCACACTAGAAAGTATTAATCAGGAAAAAGCTAAGATTGCCGATGATCGAATTTGGGCACGTGAGTATCTGCTGAAGGTAGTAGCCGATGAAGATCAGCTGGTTCGTTATGAAGATATTAGATGGTATGACGATATTCCCACTGGCTGGGAACCATATTTTCAATTCAGAGCGGCTGGAGTTGATTTGGCTATTAGTAAAAATGATAAAGCTGACTATACCGCTGTTGTGTCTGGTTCTGTTTATAGACATAACGATGAGTATCACGTCTTCATTGACCGCAATCCCACTAATGAAAGATTTAATTTTAGAGAAACCATTGATTTTTTAATGGACTTTAAAAAAGTGTATCCACAAACTCATTTATTCATTGAAAGTACTAGCTATCAACAATCTTTAACACAGCAGTTGTTACATGAAGGTATTGATGCTCATGATGTGCAAGTTGGCAATCTTAACAAGTTAGAGCGATTAGCAGCAGTGGCATATTGGATAAGACGAGGCCAGATTCATTTTCCCAAAGATGCTTCAACTGAGCTAGTAAATCAGATGGTTAATTTTGGTACAGAGTCTCATGACGATTTAATGGATGCCTTTACTTTACTTGTTCTGCAAATCATGGAATACGCCAAGAATGGAACAACTCCTAACTCATTACAATCTGAGGTAGTTAGAGTTCATTTCGTTAATAATCTTTATGATTTTGATCCGTTACTGGGTAGAAGA